ACCTCTCTTCTTAGCAAGTCTGGAAAGATAAACTTTACCTCCCAAATTAGGTCTAAGACCATAGGCCATTGTATCAACTACATATCTGTAGTTAATCATTTCTGGGTTAGTTAAGCCTCTAAGAATTCCTTCATCTTCAAGCATTGAATAGATCTTTTCGAGACCTTCTTCAGCGTTTGGTGTTCCGGTAGTTGTATATCCAGGAAGATGGTTAGAAGTAAGCTTAAGACCATCAAGAGCAAGGAATTTATAACATGTAGCTACAGATGCATCGTCGATTGGCATCTGAGTGGTTATCGTAGTTGCTCCTGCACCACCATCGATAGGTTCTGCTGTTTGTAGAACGTAAACTCCAGTAGGAGAACCATAAGTAGAAATATCATCTGTAAATATTTTAGAAATTACATAAGTAACTCCGGGAATACCATTTTCAGCTAATGCTTCATCTTTTTTAACTAAAGTACCAATACTAATTTTATTAGCATCTGACATATTATCAAGATAGAATTTTTTCCCTGTGGTTGTTCCTTCTTGATAAGTAGTGATTGTTAAAGTATTATGGATAACTTCATTTAATACACTAACATCATAACTTAAAAAATTAGATTGTATACTAACACCATCAACTCCAGTTAATGTTGAAGGTTCCCAAATTGCAGGAGATACAAAAACTCTTACATTGGAAGAAGCATTTGGGGCGCTAAATAATGATACATCTGTATAAACTGCATCAGATATAAAAATAGAAACATCTTGAGTGGTTCCAGTTGAAATGGTATGAACTGCTGGAGATATTAAAACAGAAACATCAATTGGAATAGTTGCAGAAGCATCGGTATACCAAACGGATGCTTCCCAAATTGCAGGAGATATAAAAGCATCATAACTAACCTCAACTTTGTTTATTCCTTGGTCAATAAAACCGTGACCAACTAAATCTACTAAATGTCCTGCGGCTAATATATCTGAACCATCTCCCATTTCCCATTGTCCCGATTCTTCATCCCAGATAAGTTGATCAAGAGCATCCTGATTAACATTAACCATAACACCCGTTAAAGGAGTTGAAGCATTAACAATATCTTCGATATTCTGGTTTGCTCCGGTTTGATCTCTAAAATCTGGAATAAATGTTCCGATCCATGATCCAACTAAACTAACTTGAGGAAGGTTAATAAATTCGTTCAATTTTGCAGGTATAACTCCTTTTGTATTAAAATAAGATGAGAAGAATGGATCTGAAGATAGGTTAGTATAATTTGTCCAGTCTCCTTCAATAGCTATAACTTGAATAAAATAATCCTTCATTAAATCATAAGGACGAATCCATTTATAAGGAATATTGGAACCATACCAATCTTTTGCTGTAACATCATATCCCTGAAGTCCAACAGCTTTTCTTACAATAACTGAAACTCTTTTAGTTCCAACATTAGCTACTTGTAATAATGAGGTGCTTTCAGCGGAACCAGGAACTCCTTCTTTATTTCCGGCTACTCCCAATAGATAGTCTGGATCTGGTTTCCAGAATCTTTCTCTATTATAAAAATTAATAAAAGCATCGCTAAAAACGCCAGGGTTCGAAGCGGAAGCATCTAACGAAAGAGAAACAAATTCTGCAAAGTTTGTTGAAGAATTATCAACATTTAAAAGATTAAGAGCAAATACGGGTGCTTGAAGCAAGCAAGTATCTATTGATCTCTGGAAGAAAGATCCTTTTTTCTCTAATTTCTTATCTATATCCCCAAAGAATCTAGCACGATCCCTGGTGGAACGAATAAAAGTAGGAGCATTGAAAGGCCCGATCTTTGAGAACCCAACTACTAATCTTAAAGACTGAGTTGTAACTGTAATTCTTTCAGACTGATCTACTTCGACTGTATAAACACCAGCAGCTTTAAATTGGGATAGATCTAAAGAAAGTTTTGCCATATTATTTCATTTATTTTTATTATTTATTCGTCAAAAATTTAAGGAAAATCTACTTTCTGACTTTTCAAATAATGTCTTTTATTTATATATCATAGAATGAAAAACCCCGTTTTAACTTTTTCACCATGACGATCCCCCGCTTTTCCAAGGGAGCCCGCCATAATTAGATGCTTTGTTTTTTTCGCCTTGCAACCATATTTTTCTTAATTCTTCTTGTTCAGCTGTAATGGCATCTGGGTTTTCATAAAATGCTGAAAAAGCATTATCATTTAAATCCTGACTATCATCTGGTTCTTCAAGAATAGCTAGCATATATCTTTTAATTAAAGAATCCGGCATATCTTCCAAAAAATCATAAAGCCAATCTTCATATTCTGGCTCTTCATAAAAACGAGAAAGATTTAAAACCGTCATAACAGCATCGTCATGTTTAGCAATGCCTTTATATCCTGTTTTTGTTTTTCCAAAAGACCCAAACTCGCTAATTGTTGATTTTTCGCTAGGCAAAATAGTTTTTTGAGATATTAATCTTTTTCCTAATTTGCAAAAATAATCTTTATCTTGTTTTTGTTTAAATCCTGCTTTTTTTCTTGGTGGTTTTTCTCCCGGAACTGGAGCAGTATGATAGGAGTGCATTACCATTCCTTCAAAATAATCTTCGTGCTCGGCAATTTTATTTAAAAAAGCTTTTCCATTAAAGTTCATTTCGGTAACCCATTTAACTGATTCGGGATTAAACTGATCAAAAGCTAAAGCATTATTGACTTTTGCCATAACTTCTTCATCTCCAATATTATCTCGGAATATACCAACTTGTCTTATTCTGAAAAGATTTTTTATTGTTCTTTCATCTTTTCTTAATTTTCTTAATTTAGCTATAGATTTAGGTTCCACTTGCCAAATAGTTGTAATATTATAGTCGTTATCTTTTTTCTCTTCTTCATCTTTTCCTTCTGCAATATCATTGGATAAAATAAATCTATACATATTTAAAGGAAAATCATCATTAGGATCAAAATCCGGATGCCACAAAAGATTATCTCGATAAAGTATTTCGTCCAAAGAGGACTTTTCTAATTCATGGAATTTATATTTCTTTTGAATTTTCTTTAGCCAAGCTAAATCGCTCCCCGATAAAAGAATATTACTTTTGCTATCAAATGAAAGTTCATATTCCTGAGCAAATGCCTCCGGGGTAAAGTTAGCTCTTTCCTTTTCGGCCCATTCATCATCTCTGCCGGGAACCTCCCACCAGTCTACCCTTTTATAAATAAAACTATTTAGACCCTTGTTGGCTTTATCCCATATTTCAAAGAATAAATTATCCATTCCATCGGGGGTAGAAGAAATAATACACTGAGATACACGAGAAGATGAGAGTGTAGGATAAACAGATCTCCAGAATGAGCGAGCCAATTTTTGATTAATGTGAGCAAACTCGTCGATGTATAATACATGGATTGTAAAACCGATAGCTGCCGTACTCGTTGTTGCTTGGGATGTTAACATACATCCATTATCGAGTTTCAAACCCAAAACTGCAATTTGTTTTATACCTGGTTTAAGAAAGAATGGAAGACCCCTGAAAACATCAACTACTTTTGCTACAATTTCTGTCGTTGTAGCTTGTTTGTTAGCAAGAATAAGCAGGTTTCTATCTGTATGAAAGCAAAGATACCAAGCAAAGAAAGCAGAAATAGTTGTTGTCTTACCAGTCTGGCGAGAGGCCATCAAAATATAATTTCGTACTTTAGGACCAAAATCTTCTAAATCATTTATCCAAACCTCTTCGCCAACGGTATTTAAAATATCTCTTTGAAAATCCCTTAAAGTAACCGTCTGCCTTCCGTAGTCAGTTAAGAATCGACAATATTTTTCTACAAAATATTCTATATCTTGAGAACATTTTATAAATTCTTGTTCTTCTTCGTGAGTTAATTGAAAAAGAATATTATCAGCTTTTAATTCTGGATCTCTTTGATGAAAACAGTCTAGATTAACATCCGCTCCATACCTAAGTTTTTCAAGAGCTTCATTGACTATTTCAGTGTTCCATACAATATTTTGTGCCATTTTTAACGGATCTTTAACATATATACCTTATTCCGTTTTTATCTCTTCAATATCTTGAACATTTTGATCTCCTTTTATAATGACAACCTGGTCATTTTGAGCAGCTTTTAATCTTTTTGTTTCATTAATTAATTCTTTTGTTCCAAGAGCTACAAGACCTTTATCATTCCTAACCATGCCATTTTGACCAGGTCCAATTGCTCTTAACTCATTCTGTTTTTCTTGTACATCAAATCGAATATCCTTATAGGTTGCTTTTATGGCTTCTACGGTTTGTAGGAGTTGCTTATTTAAGTCCCCGATGGTCTTGCTAAGTTGACCAAAGACCTCAAACATGCGTGGGTGTGCGGCCCCACTACGTACTTCCTCCATGAGGGTCTTTTGCATAGTTTCATTTACCTTTAATTGATAAAGCATACCAGAAAGGGAAAGAATATCAACTTGCATTTTATTTTTAAGATACGGATTTTGCTTAATTATTTCATCGGTAAGCATAAATCCCGTAGCATTCTTAATCATTTTTTTGGCTTTCGAATCACAGTCTTTTTGTAATTTATCAAAATCGAGATCAAAAGTAGGTTCCATGGCGAGCTCTGGGGCATCAAACTTTGGAGTATTTTTATCAAGTTTGTTGTCTGCAGCGTCGATCATCTTCTGTAACTCGTCTTTTTCGTCTCTTGCATTCATATAATTAGTTTTAATCGTTTAACGTTGTTTAGAAATATAAGGAGCGGAAAAGCGAAGATCGCAGTTATCCAATATGATAGCTTGATCAGCATCCTTTGAAAGATAAGATAGTAATTCTAATGGTTGTTTTTCTTCTTCTATTGTTGTTGTAAATAGACGAATATTAGTCATAAGAGAATCTGATTTATCAAGAGTGTACTGATCCACTACAACTTCTTCAGGGGTTAAATTAATAGTTTTATAGAATACTTTTACAAGTTTATCTCCGCTTCCAGAAACATTTGGCTTCCAAACATAAGCATTATATTGCCCCCATGTATTTCCTATATTAACTATTATTCCATACCATGAATTATCTAAAAGTCTGGTACTCATTGGAATAACTCTTTCTTGAGAACCATAGAGAATTTTAATATATTGATTCGCAAATATATTTGCTTTGAATCCGTGATTTGTTTCGTTTATTCCATCTATGAGATTAATGGGTTCCTGCAACTTAGCTTTATAATTTCTCATAGAAGCCCAATTGGAATTCAAAGAATTAAGATATGTTTCTACATCTTCATCTATTTTACAATAGTATCTTCCTGTATTGAAATCATTATCATCAATAATTTTTGCATAAAGATTTAATGCTCCAGGCCTGGAAATTGTAAATACATCATCTATTCTGAATCTTCTGGATGTAGGAACTAATTTTATGACATAATTAGCTGGGGGAATTAATGTTCCGTTTTTTTCTATTAATTCTACATCGTATTCTTTAACTGCAAAATTCTTAGGCATTACCCATGAAGTAAGAGCTCTATCAGAAGTAGTTGTAATATGATCCGAAGCATTATATCTTACTGCATTGAAAAAAGCAGAACTTTTCATTTCATATAATGATTGAGCAACAATAACTCCATGAATATCCAAATTATAATTAACTGTTCTTAAACTAGAATCGAGTGTTTTATAAATATCCTGAGATGTTGAATTAAATGCAGATGTTTGCTTCTTATCTGTAAGTTTTTCGATATTATCCTGAATAGCTTCTCCAAATAATTCTTGTTCCCCAACAGTATACTTATCAATAGTTTCTTTAAGAGCTTCTCCCTCCCTTCTTGAAGCCTCAGGCTGATATTTTCTTAAATTAACTACCCAGGTGGTTTCTTGCTCCATAAATCCCCTTTTTAAAAAAGAAGATTCTACCTGATATAATTTATTTGGAAGAGGAAGATAAACGATGTCCTTTTTTTGAGGGGCTGTTCCAAATCCGACAGTAGTTTCCCAATATTTTTTATCAATTTCAATTTGCGTAGGTAATTCATATTGTAATCCCATTAAATCCATTTGATATTTACTATCGGGAAAACCATTTGGACCCACAACAACTTTTAAGCAGATTGGTGTATCTTCAACACAGGATAAAGTGTATTCTTGAAAAATAACATCTTTCGATCTTTGCTGAGGAACAGCACGGAACCATCTAGCATCAATTCCAAACATTTGATTTGCAACACTATTTAAAGTATTATATGTTTGAGCTGATGCAAGAGCCAGATTTGGATTAAAAATACTTAAGGCATCCTCGGAAAGATTTACTTGAAGCCCCCCAACATTTTGACCCTGGGATCCAGGAAATGCTCCGCTTAATTGTTGTTCTTTGGGATCAGTACAATCTGCCATTACACTACTCTTTTTTCTATTTATTCATTAAATAAAAAGAATAAACAACTTACCATTTATTTGCATAACATCCTGAATTGTCGGCGGATTTTGTTTTTATATCCATAAAGCATCCGCACAAATTACAAATTCTTAAACGATCATTAAAATATTCGCAGGTTTCACAAATAGATATTTTCCTATTTGCTTCCTCGTTAATTTCATTTCTATATGATTTATCCACTTTATATCGGATCCAGAGAAAATATCCTCGAATTATTTCTCTAAAAATACGTATTAATCTTTTTACCATTTCTTAAGAGGGCAAACATAATGATTTGATCCATTGGGCGTTAATTGAGCAATAGCTTTTCCTTCTTCATCAAGAGGATAAACTTTAAAAACTCTGGACATCAATCCACATCCACATTTTTTACAAGCAAATCTTTCTCCTTTAGTTGTTAATTCTTCACAGGATAAACATATACTTGTTCTATCTTTAACCATTTTTTCAAAATCATGGAGATCAATGTCTTCATAATTTGGAATCACTCTATCTTTATCAATTTGAAATCCAATAGGAATCATGGGTTTTTGTTTTTCCTGAAAATATATTTTTCGTATCTCTAAAAAATTTTGAAATAAATCGTCACATACAAAAATTCTACATTCTAAAGGTCGATTTTCTCTTTCAATGATGCATCCTAAAGATGGATCATGAAATTCACAATAATCGCCTGCTTCTACTTCAGGATTTCGAAGAGGATAAACTCCATATTGTTGTTTTGCGCTTTCAAAAAAATTTGCATCTTTTTGGGAAACAAAATAAGATTTTCGAAGGTTTCCTGAATATATTTTGCAACATTTTTGACACTGAGAGCATAATTCTTTATTGATATATTCTAATTGTATCATTTTAATTTGTTTTAATTACATAACTTCACAAATTCCACCAATTACTCCGCTAATACACAAATATAATACAGCTGATGCTGATCCTCTAGTATATGTTATTTGAGCATATCTAGCAGATTTTTTAGTTGGATTATCTACAGTTATATAAGCTGTTCCACTTCCTGAACCTGAAGGAGTATAAGCTGTTACAATTCCATCGGGATCACTTGTAACTGTTGCAGTCCATGATCCAGAAGCTGTAACATAAATGGATTTCTGTTCACCTGGGTTTAAATCTCCTTCCCAACTTAGCCAGTCAGGATTAATAGAAATAGAATCCACCACAGCGGCTTCATTTTGGGAAACATCTATTGCCCAATTATTATATCTTGCAATGACATTTATTGTTCCTATTCGGTCGTCCACATTATTTGACGGAGCTGTAGCTCTAAAACTACCCCATCCCCCTCCATTTTTATTTACAATATT